GAGCAACTAATGTCCTCCATTCCCTTATCTGTTTGAAGGGTGTATGGGTTTTGGATTTGATTTGGATTATAAGCACCAATATATGTACTTTTACTCATATTACCAAGCGTAGCTCGAGTCATATCATGAGCTTGTTGTTGAAATTTTAAAGATGTGTCTCTTAAATACATAGCAATACCAAAGGGCATTACTAAATCATCATTATAACCGGTTTGAGCTTCTGGTCTACCGTTTTTCCATACAAATACTTTCATTTCTTCTAACAATCGTTTTGAACGAATTGTTACTGAACGATCGCCAACGAATTCGCGGAATTTATTAACAATTAACGGTCTAGTACGCATTGACATTGTGAAACCAGGTGTCATATCGGATGAACCTTCATATGTCTTTAAATACGACTCTGCTGTGAGTTGATCTGATTTTGGTGATTGATACAAATTGCGATAACCTCTTTCGATTACAGCATCAATAGTTGCCCATCCAATAGAGGCATTTTCAACTACTAATAATGCTTGGTTATATTCTGTAGCAACACCTACTAGAAAATATCCAAATTCTTTAGTAGGTAATTGTCCTCTATATTCGGCAACTTGTACATTAGTAGCAATGTCAATAACATGACACGTTGAAAAATCTTTACCATCCCCTCTAGCTACGTCAGCTACTACCATATAATCTCTTGTATAGTCTGCTGGTTCCCATACCCAGAAGTTTTGGTCAGCGCCTCTTCTTTCAAGAGGTTCTTGTATTGTTGTTTCTTTAATAAAATCTAACCATTCAGGATAGAATACGACATCGCCTGATGTACTAAAATCGCAATCACATTCCTGTGATGCTAATCTAGGATCACCAAGTAATTCATCTTGTCTTTTTCTCCAATCCTCGTTTCGTTCAGGATGAACATACCAAGGTAATTTAATAGGTAAAAAATCATTATCTTGTGATTCTGCTGAAACCCATGTTTTATGGAACCAATTACCTGTACCATAAGGTGTAGATAATACAATTGCACCACCACCAGTTGCTAATGTTTGTTGAGCTGAAGCCCAAATTTCACCAATATTTTCAATAAAAGCAGCCTCATCGACAATTAGCAAAGATACTGCTTCTGAACGACCTGCATCACTTGATGCTGAAGTTGCTTTAATTTGAGAACCGTTATTTAATCGTAATGTTAATTTGTTATGTTCGTCTGCTGGTATTTTAAGCCATGAAGGCAGGTTATCAAACATGAATTTAACTTTCGTTACCATGTTTTTAGCTGTTTCTTGCTTAGTTGCAATACACAACACGTTTTTATCCTTTTGGAATAACATTAACCATAAAGAATAACCTGCGGCTAATGTTGATATACCTAACTGACGTGATTTTAATACAATTGAATATGGGTGATCTTTCCACAGATTTAATACTTTATCTTGGAATGGATACAAATTGAATATTACTCGACCTCTTTGTGGGTGCTGAATATTACAATATTTTTTCATAAAATGTGCAGGATCTTGAGCACATTTAAGATATTCGGATCTTATTATTTCTTTTAAGTCTTGGCTCATAATAATATTAGAATAAAAGCAACAGTATTTAAACCTGTAACAATCCAAGCAATTTTTGTTCTTGCTTTTTGTTGTTTAATCTGTTCATCTTTTAATTCTATAATTCCATCTTTTTTGTTTACAATGGAATTGTAATTTTCTTCGTTTTTCTTATATAATGAAATAGAAGAATCTTGAGTTTTTATAACAGAATCTTGACTAACAACTACATTGGTTAAAATATTAACAGAGTCACGAGTAACTCCAATTTGGTTTTTTAAGAAATCACGTTCGTTTTTTACAATTAATGCCTTTTTTAGTGCTTTACAAGGCACACAACACATACTATCAATTGAAAGCGTTTGTGAACTCGCTAACAACGGAAGCATTATTAAGGTTAGTAATACGATTATGTTCTTCATTATATTTGTTTTTATATAAATCGGCTTTAGCTTTTAAACCCGATAATTTTTCTTTATCTTTTGCTACTTTTATTTTATATAAAGTAGCTACTGAATCTAATTTAGCAATTTTTACATTATTAGAATCAACGTGTGCTTGTAAAGAATCAATCTGATGGTTTAATGCTTTGATTTTATTTTCAGCATCTATACCACCAGCAAATCCTAAGTGTTTAACAATAACAATAGTTAATACTATTGCTAGAATATAACCTAATAAATTAATGTAAGTATTCATTAATTTTCTTCTTCGTCGTCAATTGAAGGATTAATCATAGCTTCAATTTCTTTCTTAAGTTTAGTTAAGTTTTTTAATTGATCTACGTATTTATTTTTTTCACTACCTTCAGCTGATTTGTATTTATTTACAACAGATTTCATTTGTTTAACTACTTCACTATATTTAGATTGTAGTTTTGCAATTGAAGCATTTGCTGCAATATCTGATGCTGTTGGTTCTGCATCTTCCATGTCTTCTTCTTTTAACTCAATATCAACTCCTTGAGCTGTAAGTTTTTTAATATCTGCTGGATTAGATGCTTTAGGCATTATTACAGTACCACGAGTTTTATCAATATCTACTTCTGTTAACTCAGATACAATCATTTCTTTGATATAAGATTTAAATTCAGATTTTTTCATTATAAAGATTTTGTTATAAATATTATAAAGAAAGTGCCTGTTTCACAGATTTAATACGTTTTTCTGTGCTTCCTTCAATAACTGTAATGTTTTTAATTTTATGTGAATATTTTGATAATAATAAATTTATAGTATCATCGATTAATTCACGATATTTCATATCTGTTTCACGAACACCATTATCTTCTATTTCAACTCCATTAGGAGATACATAAAATATATGATCATATTCATAAATTAAATGTGATGCAAACTCACAAAAATCATCAGCTTCTACATAATTAATAGATTTAGCTGATTTTGAAAATGCCATGACATCAATAACAGTACGATCTGTAATTATATTATCACATAATAATTCACTTGCTCTTTCAGCTAAAAATATTGATTGTCCTTTAATTGTTGAATCTGTATTCAATGGAATACCCATCTCCATTAGATATTTAGAACGCTCTGTTCTAAAATTATAATCTTTAAATTCAGGTAATTCTTTCAACGCATTAACAAGCGTTGTTTTACCTACTGACATTGTTCCACAAAAGCCTATTTTCATATTAAAATCTATTTGTATTTCCTTTATTTGATGCTTGTTTGTAAAATGGTAATCCTTCACGTTCTCTCCTTGCTTCTTTCCATTGTTCTTCAGTAAACTGAATTCCATTTAAATGATATTCACGTTTACGATTATCACCTTGTGGAAGGTACGCTGGACCATCCCAATTATGTAATTTATTATCAAATACATAAGCAATAGTACCATCTGCTTTAGTTAATTTTTTAGCAGCTTCATATTTTTTGTTTGTTTTTTCTTCCATATTATTTTTTAGTCAAATAAATCTCCTTGATGATTATCCCATTCACAAATATACGTACTATTATCTGTATTTCCAAATTTATCTAAAAATGCTTCAGCAACATATATACCATGTGCTCCTGAAACTGTAATACCACGAGCTGATAAAGCATCTCCTACAAAGTGGATTTTAGAATATTCATTTAATGATAAATCCTTATAATTTACTAATGGTTCAGGGGACAAATATTTTACCTCAGGAATATAAATACCCCAATCATCTTCCAATGTTGGAAATACTTTTTTCATATCACCAATAAAATCAACAATATATTCAAAATATCCTTCAAACGCATTCATTACTTCTACTAATCCTAACCAACTAATTTGAGTTGCACTTACACCATTACCTTCAGATGTTGTTGATACTGTTCTAGATGGTGAATAATATAATCCCGTTCCATTTGATTGTACTTTAGAAACTACTCTTCTTGACCATTCAAATGGATCTTTAATACCATTTAATTCCATAATAATACCAAAATTAGTCATTCCATTTAGATATTTAGGATCTTTTTTAGCATGACCATTGTAAGTAACATCACCGTATGTTTCCTCTACAGCAACAAAAGCAGCATTATTATTTGTACAAAACGAACGTAATGAAACCCCTTTATCATCAAACTTACGATATAATTTAAAATCATAACTAATATCAATTAGTTTTTGAAAATGTTCTTGTGGTGCTTCGAATCGAACTCCAATTTGTACTGATTTAGGTTCTGTTTCTAAGTGATATTCATCTTGGATTTGTTGAGCAAAATCAATACCTGATTTTCCTACTCCAAAAATTAATTTATCATAATCAAGAGCGTATTGTCCTTCTTTACCTTTAAGTGTGTGATAGATTAGATTTGATTCAAAATCAACTTTAAATACTTTTTCTTCCCAAACAAATTTTACATTTTTAGATACTAAATAATCATACCAATTTTTAGCAATTTCGGATAGATAATCTGTACCTACGTGCCATACGGGAAATAAACGTAAACCGAAATATGGTTTAATAAAATCAGGTTCAGCAATTGGGTTTGAACATTGTACTTCCTCTGGTTTAGGATGGAAACGTTTAAAGTTAGTAATAACTTGATCCATTAATTCCATTGCTTTTTCCTCACCTGTATATTTAGCTAATTGACCACCAATAGCTGTATGATATGTTAATTTACCATCACTCCATCCACCTGCTCCTAACATTCCTGTCATTACCTCTTCAGGTAAGCGGTTGTATGGATCTTTACCCATATCAATAATGGTAATTAAACTACCATCATATCCGTTGTCTACTAATTTTGTAGCTGCGTTTATTCCAGCCACACCTGCTCCAACAATTACAATTTTCTTACTCATTTTAGGTTTGCTTAATGGTTTAATATACGTCATATTTTTGAATTTTCCAAGTTTAAATAAAAAAAAGTAGCCCACTTTTTAAGGTGGGCCACAGCTCCAATATTATATACCCTTGCGGACGAGCGGCTATGAATCGCTCTAAATGTTATTTTTAAGCTTTAACTAATCCTGAGATAAATTGTTTTAATTCTCCTCCTTTAATTGCACTTAAAGCACCTTCTAAAGTTGCTAAAGATAAGTTTTTAGCTTGTAAAGCTTTTATTGCTGTTGCTCCTGATGCTATTAAAAATGTTGCTACGATTACGTGAAAAATACCACTTGATACTTTTTTAGCTTTTACAGGATCTTTAATAAATTTCTTAACAATTGCTTCAATTGGAGCCATATACAAATGATGTAATTCATCAGCAATATGACCTAATTTAGCCATCCATTGTTGGTAATCATCTTGATCTGTTGGTTTTTTACCTAATATTTTATTAACTACATTGCCTGCCGCTTTACCAAATTTAGCAACTAATCCCATAATAGCAGGCAATGCAATTGCAATACTAGCTACAGTTAATAAACCTTCATTGGTTGATGTTGCTGCTTTATCTAATTCAGCATCCATAGTTTTTAATATAGAAGACATTTCATCTTTTACATCATCAACTACTGATTGTTCTTTATCATCTAAATCAATATCAATTTCTGCTAATTTTTCTTTATATTGGCTTTCAGTAATAATACCTGCACGTTTTTGAAGTAATAATATTTCTTCGGTCATAATTGTAATTTTGTTATAAATATATTAAAAATTATACTATTTCATTCATATCGTAATAGAATGAATCTCCATCTTCGGTTATCCATCTATCGGATTGGTTTTCAACTGATGGTAATTCTGTATCTACTTTAAATTGTTTTAAATCTTGTGGAAGTGATTTAGTTACCCAATTTGAATCTTTCCAAAATATTCTGTTGTTTGGCATACATAATAAGTATCCTTCATCTGATTCAAATATATGGCCGCATTTATAATCTGTTGGTTCATCACTATAAGGATTATTATACCAATCTACTGTAAACATATAAGTTCCCCAAACTTTGCTTCCATCTCTTAAAACAACTTGTGCTCTATGATAAGCTAAAAAACCATATTCTATTATAGAAACATTTTCACTAAAACAATCCCATAATTGTTTGAAATTAAATGGTATATCATTTGTTGGAATTTTTGTGTATATTTCAGAAAGTGGAACTCTAGAGCGAACCATCCCATTGTCTGTCATAACATGGAATGTTAATATTACTCCAGCACATGACTGGAGGCCAAAAACATACACATTATAAAACTCGTCTAAGTCTTTGGGGTTTTTTGTAAAATATGATTTACGAACTAAAGCTTTAAAACTTGGAATATCTGCGTTTAACATATTATGGAAGTTTCTTTTGAAGTTTATTTATTGCACTTTGTAATAATTTTAAACGATCTTGCTTCCAATCAATATTTTTTCTTTTCCATCCTGGGACTATATTATTATAAGAATCTGTTTTTGCTTTATTATAAGCGGCTTCATCATTATCGTAGTTCTTTGCGGCATCTCTTTGAATCATTTCTTCCCAAGAAGGCCATGAATAATAATCGGGAGATGATGTTACTAAATTAATAATTTCTTTATCACTTAATTTAGAATTTATTTCTATTTCGTTATTTAATCTATCTATTTGCTTTTGAAAACCTTCAATTTCTTTATTGATTTTATCTGTTTTAGATAGTTGCTTAACTTTATTTTTAAAAACTGTAGTAATTTCTGAATTATTTGTTCTTCCTAATCTAGTTTTAGTAATATAACGATAATGTAATTGTTGAATACTATGACCACCTC